CCTCTTTCTTTTCTTTCTTGGCCTTTCCGAGAAGACTAAAAAATTCTGATAGTTCTGGAGATTTCATTTATCATCTTTATTTTGATTCTTGATTAATTTTGATAACTCCGCTGTTGAACCTACAAATAATGCATTTGTAACATTAGTAGGCCCTTTGTTTGGATCTTGTTCTAGATCCTTCATTTTTTGTTGTAAATCAATAAGTTTATCTGTTGTATCTGCAACTGCTTTGATTGTAGTTGCAGCGACTTCATATGCTCTCGCAGAGTCTGACTCCTGAGCTAACTCTAATATACCGTTCACTGCTTCCTGTCCCTTTTCAACTAAAGAATATAAGTTTGCACGACTATATTCATAGTCTTTTTCAGAATCATTTTTATCATCCTTTTTAAGTTGATTCTTTCGAGGTTCAATCTTATTGTCTTCAACGACCTCTGTATCAACGTTAAGTGCTTCCTCGATAGAATCAAAGTTTTTCATAACTCTCCTATACGTCTATTCCTTGAGATGGACTTGATGATTTACCATCAGCAAAGAATGATGTCATTTCATCAAATCCAAAGTCATCACCAAACTCAATTGATGTATTATCAACTGCACTTAGAACACCAATACTTGCATTATGTTCATGTTTGGCAGCAATCGTATTATCATATGCACGATACACAGTTATATTTTGACCAGTGATACTTCTGATAAACATGATTTCAGTATCGATGATAATTCTCTGGTTTGCAGCCAGATCAGTGGTTGCACTAACTTTAAAGGTTGTAACCTTATCAGATATTGCACCATCAACAACTGTCGCTGTATCATCATCATAGTTTTGTTTTGCAGTCGGTGTTGCACTGTATCTAATACTACGTCTTGCAGTTTTAGTATTTGTACTAGCATAGTAATCAACATCAACTTTCTTGATAAGACCTTCTGGATTATCTGCAACAGGGCCAAATAAGTATGTTTTTGCAGTAAATGATAATGTATAAATTATAACTCTACGAGATTCAAAACCACCTTCATACTGATCACTATAATTGATACTTTCTAAAACAATTGGTATATCTTTTTTCTCACCAATCGAACTAATTAAATTAACAGTAATATTAAATGATGGTTGAAAGTAAGGGACAATCTGTTCCAATATTTGTAACGCATCATCACTCAACTTTGCCATAATGCTAAGTTCAAATCCAACATTGTATGGAACAGGCATATAAACTTTCTTTGCATTTGTTCCATTCTTTGTAAGAAATGTTTGTGCAATTCCAGTTTTACGAGTTGGATCATATTGTAATCCCTGCATCTCAAAAGACAATCTAGGAAGAGTTATTGCTGTTTCTCTGTCTAAATCTGGTTGTTGTTGAATTCTTGCCAAAAATTTCTGCATCGGCCCATAAGCCAATGGCACTTTCAAGACACTAAAAGTTGTCCCACTCGCATCTTTGTGTCGAATGTTAATATTATTAAAGAGAGTACCGAAACCGATAACAGTCTTTCTTAATATCTCATGATAGAAATAAGTACCTAACATATCAAAGCTTTCTAACTATTTAGAATGTTCCGAACGGATTGCCCTCAGAGAAGTCTAATATGGCGTCAGCCTCAGTCTCAAAATCTGCATTGTCGTTATATTGATCTGCCTTATACTCTGAATTTGGATAGTCATTTGGTGTATCATAATCTACAGATAGAATCACATATTCCGCACCAGATTCAAGTCCTTTAATTTTCTCACCAACTTGAAATTCCATCTTAGTTAAAATACTTACGTCAAGAGTTCTAGACCCTGCATCCCATACTTTAACTCTTGCAGTCTCTGAAGAGTCTGATGATACTTGAACTGTTTCGTTAAAGATATAATCACCATTTCCAATGGTAGTCGCAGCACCTATTGTGATTGTCGGTGCAAGAGTATATCCAGCACCAGCGTTACTAATTCGGATTGCACTAATTGTTCCACCAACCATGACCGCCTCAGCAGTTGCATCAATTCCTCCTGATGGTGCGGTGGTAATCGCAACATTTGGTGTTGTGGTGTAACCTGATCCACCAGATGTAATTGTAACAATACCTACCGAACCTAGAGTAGTGATGCCAGCAGTCGCTATACCAGCGCCTGGCACGGTTACAGTAGGTATTCCGATGTATCCACTGCCAGGATTGATTAAAAGAATTTTATCGATGGATTTAGCAGTTCCGATACCAGATCGAGATGTCATGATTGCAACCGCAGTTGCATCCACGCCAGGTGATGTGCTGATCGAAACAGTGGGTGCAGTCAGATATCCATATCCATCATTCTGTAAAAATATTTGTTGAACAGCACCAAAGTTGAGAGTTGTATTTGCAGTTGCAAGACTACCTATATCAGATAAAACTAATCTTGCAATATAACCATCAGTTTGAACAACTTCATCAATTGTATTTACATTTGTATCAATAACCTCATCTTCATATTCAAAGAGTTCACATTGTAATTGATAAACATAATTCTTTTGTAGTTGGTAAAACGGTCTCTCATGCTCTACAAACTTAATTTCAAATATTCTTTTTCCTAAAGGAAAAAATATTAAATCTCCTTCCTTTGGTCTATTTGATAAAGTATAGTCGTCATCTTGTTCTAAAAATGGTGCGATTGCTTCTTCAAATCTTTCTTTAGATATTACAAAAGTTGCCTCATCAGTCACCCGAACACCAAATTTTGAAAGTATATCTCCTGATCCAGCATATCCATCAATATTCATTAAGTATGCTTCAAGAGGAAATGCTTGTTCAAATCTAGATTCAGTTACCTCTTTCATAATTGTCCTAGACGTAACTAACTTACGAGGAATATAATGACACTCAATGCCATACATCCTTAGTTGTTCATTAACTAAGTCTTGAACTAAACCTTGTTCTCCTTTAGAACCCTGTAGAAAAAACGGATTTAACATTATCCAATCATATCAAGTGGTGGCATCTCATAATCACTTGCCATCTTAGCTCTAATCTCTGCTAATTCTGCAACACCGTCATCATAAATTTGACGACCATTTAGTTGAATACCGCCAGGTAATTGAACACCTTGAAACTTAATTAAGTTTTGTCCCCATTGTCTTTTGCACAACGCTGTAAAATATCTTTTTAAAAATTGATCGTTATATACTTTTGTAAAATCATCTGGATCTAATACTCGGAAACAATCAATCACAAAGTAGTCATCTACGTTTACTGCAGCTGCCCAATCAATATCAATATAAAGACGATCCTGACGAATATTAAATCTGTATCTCACATCTGGATTTAATAAGAAAGTGATGTCTTCTAATTTAGTTTGAACCATTGAATATTGAAGAAGATCAATAGATCCAAAGGCATATAAATCATTTAAAAATAATTGATATCGTATGTTAAACAAACCATCATAAACTGTATCTGATCTAACTTTAAAAATATTATTAACTCCAATCACAGATGGAGGCATTTGAATATAATTATTATTCTCTTCAAGATCAAAAGTTGTCGATAGTCCAACAGTTGACGTTGTAGTCGTTGTTGTAATTCCTAGAGTTGAATCTCCTCCTCTTGCTTGTCCTCTATCAATATCATCTTGTGTAATTTTATACTTCAAGTACATCCTTGCGATACCATCATAATGTCTCTCTTGATATATTTGGATAGCATCGTCTAACAGATCTTGAAACTGTTCATCTGCAACGTTGATCTCTAAGACAGGAAAACCTAACTGTCTTTTTGCGTAATCTATTAAACCTTCTCTCGAACTTGGTTGAGCCATTCTTCACCTCTAAGTTGAAATACCTGTTCTTACAAGCACATTACCCTCTATAATTTTAAAGAAGGTTGAACCAGAACTTACATTGATATCATATAGATACCTACCTTCAGATAAACCTCTAGTAACAGTTGATCCCATTGAAAGAGTAACTCTTCCATTTGAGTCACCAAGAGTAACACCAAAAGTATTTGCAGTTCCAATCGCAGATTTCTTCATATTGCTTCTTCCTGTATAGTTTGAAAAATCTATACTAGAACCAGCAGAAGTTCTAACGGTAAAAGTAGTGTTAAAATCTGCACCAGAAAATATGGTAAGATTTACACCATATGGAACAGCGACATCTGGATCAAAAGTGATTATCTGTTGTTGTGCCATTTTTCTAATTATTTAGTTTTTGAACAAGAGTAGATAAAAGACCTTTAATTTCTCCTAACTCTCCTTTAACATTATCAAGATCCTCTTTCATTTTATCTAATTCACTATTTTTCCTTTCAGCATCCTTTTTGCGTTGCATATATGCAAGATATGCCTTTTTATCTTTGTTGATAATCGCTGTAGATTCTGAATCTCGATATAATCCAGAACTTCCCTCAACTGGAGTTAAATTTTTCATTATGCAACTGCGATGGCTCTGAGTTCTTTGATAAGTGGTGGTTTTGCTTGATCAGTTCCAACCATGTCAATTTTAATTTGGAACTTGGTGAATGGTGGTAATTCTCTTGAACTAAAACTATAATCTTTAAATTCACCACCAACAGAGGGAGTTATTTCATCATCAGGTCTTCCGTTGTTATTAGAAATATTAATGACCTTACCGTTCTGATCAATATTGTCAAAGCCTGGAAATAATTCAAAGTCTACATTCATACTATTTTCATTTGAACCCTCTGAGATAGTTTTGAAAAATACACGAATATCAGAGCCAACCCTTCGATATGCAGCAAACTCAACTGTAATATCAGTGGCTGGATTATCCAATTGAATTAAATTGGAAACATATGTTGATGAACAAGGATCTTGTCCAGTTTCATTTACACGACTATCAGTTGCAAAATTTGATACAGGACTATTAATACGGTTTGTGGTTAGAACCGTGCTAACTCTATCTAAATCAACAACTGGAGAAACATTTGGATTATCACTAGTCATTAAAACTTCAAATGTAAATGATTTATTTCCTGGCAAATCAGATAATTGACGATCTTCATTGACCTTAGACGCAACCATTCTTGGAGTTTCAAAATGATTTTGATTACCAATAGCGACAGATTCAAACCCCTGATCTACAAATGATTGTTCCGAACCATCAACACTTGTTGCGGAAATTGTCCTTATACGACCACCAACAGATGTTCCTGGCGGTGTCATTGTAGTTACATTTGGTGTAAGAGTTTCAAATTGTATATTTTGTGTTGCAACTACATTTATTCCACCACCTCTTTTTGTTGATGAGAAGAAACGATCTGGTAAAGACGCACCACTTCTATCTGTGCCATCTTTATTCATATCAACTTTAATATGGTAAAAATCTAGATCTTTATCATTTGGAACAGTTACTGTTGGAGAATTCATATCATGTGTTTTATTAATTCTTCTGAGAGAAACTCCAGCAAATTCATATTTTGTGATTATGTCACCTGATGAATGGCTAGATGAAAGAGTGTCATCGATACCTCTAGTTGTGATACCAGTGATAGATCCATCTGCAACTCCAGTGTATGATATAATTTCATCACCTATTCTTGCATATCCATAATTGGTTGTTCCAACTCCAACACCCTCAAATGTTGCAAAGTTAGAAGACGATACAACTGAAATATCTGATGTTGAATTGATATCAAAATCAGCACTTAATTTAGTCTCAGGAACATCTGACTCAACATCTGTTATTCTGACTAAATTATTAAATGCATGTAATCCATGAGAACGATGATTAACTTTGAAATGTAATCCATCGTTAGTTGAATCTACTTCAAAACTTGCGATTGTGGATCCACTACCAACTGTTTTTCCATCTATTCCAATAACAGTTGATCCATTGTTGTATCCAAGTGTTCCAACTCCTGTTACAAATGATCCTTGAATATTATCGATAAGTAAACTGTTAGTCATAGAAACAATTCCAACGGAAAGGAGGCAACCACTACCATTTCCAAGACCTAATGTTCCGATTCCAAGAGTGTCACCAACTGCATAGTTTTGACCACCATTTGTGAAAGTGACAACTCCGATCTGACCATTGTTTACAGTTACGTCACCAATCATTCCAGTTCCCTCTCCAGTTTCAGTGACCATTGGAATATTTGAATATGTGAGAACTGCATTAGATGGTGTATATCCAACGCCAGGGTTAATTATGGTAGCAGCATTAGGATCACCAATTTTTGCAACACCAGCAGTGTTTATGAGAGTCGCTGACGCATTTAAGTTGTCAAACTGACTAATAGTGACGCCAGGGACTAGTCCAGCAGCAGGAGTTGTTGATAAGGCTGATCCTAAACCAACTACGGCTTTCTTAGATAATGCAGTGATTGGATTAGATGCTAAAGTTGGAATTTCATCATTACCCTCTGATAATTCTGCATTAAAGAATCTACCCACAGATGGTTCTGTGTTAAACACAGCTCTTCTAATAGTAAACTTCATATCTTCATACTGACTAGGATCCCATGTCGTACCATTCTGTGATTTGAACAATGATCCTAAGTATGGTTGTTGACTAATTAATACCTGTTGTTCATCTGGTAAATTTGCAGTTGATATATCAACTTCTCCCATTCTTGATATCCAACAGTTATAATTTTCCGCTGGAGTTACAAGAACTAAAGCATATTCCTGTTCACCAGTTAGGTAAATTGGTGATTCAAATCTAAATGTGGTTGGAATTGATGCATCCTCTGATACATTAACCTCACTTGGATCTAGAACAACAACACTAAATGGTAGAATCTTAGATGTTGGTAAACCAGTTTCAACTGTTCTAACCTGTAGAGTTAAAGGCAATTCTTCATCTTTTGTTTGCATGAATACGTCAACAGATGTAATGAAAATACCTGTTGTTTCATCCACACGGAAAGTTTGTGCGAGGGGGTCATAGTATTGAATACCAGTAACTTCTGTTATTGTTTGTCCAGCAGGGCCCTCAACTCTTCTTGTAATTCTATCATTTAAAACTCTCTGTTCTTCGGTTGATAATCTTTCAATTTGAGGAGTTTTAATACTTAATATCTGTTCTTGAACAGTTTCTAATTCACCTTTTGCATGGAAGTTAGCTTCAGCAGATCCTGTAACAGTTCCAGCTACTGTTGAGTTTGTTGGACTTGTTGTTAGTCTTAGAGTTTTTGTTCCTGTTTCAAATCTTGGATTTGCATCTTTATTTGGATTTGGTATATTAAAAGAACATTTTAAATTACCAAGAGTATCAGAGATAAGTCTAACATCTTTTACTTTTGCTTGAGCTCCACTTCCTTGTCTTAATATCATTCCTTTTGATATAAAACCTCTATATTTACCTTCAACTTGTGTTGCAAGACTAAATGTATCGATATTCAGAATAGTAGAAGATGTTGAATATACAGTTGAAATACCAGCGGCATTATCATAAGGATTTAATGTAAGGATTTTTGTTGGTGCATTATATGGCCCTTCTTTATGATTAGGCGCAGCAACTCTAGCATTAAAACTCCTATGTTGAGCAACATTATTTGGATGATGTCCATGAACTACTTCACCAATTTGAAATATACCACTGATCATCTCAATTTCAACTAATTTTGGTGTTGTAAATCTAGTTACATCAACATTATCAAAGAAGACATAAAAACGAGTTCTAGGCTTCATACGATTAGCTGTGATTTGAATATTCCTCTGTCTCATGTAAGGAATAATATCACGACTTAAAGTTCTATCTCCAAGAGATTGTTCATTAACTTTTGGAGTAACTTTATATTGAATACCCTCTCTTGACTGTTCAGTTGTTTTTAAGATATCTTCATATTTTTGTGAAGTTTTTAAAGTTGCATCAGTGATTTTACCAGCACCTTTTGGAAGCCATTTTCCATTCAACTTCAATACCATTTTATAGTTGGCAATATTTTGAACATTCAACTTTGTGCCTGGTGGTAAATCTTTAGGATCAACAATATCCATCTGTTTCTCTGATGATCTTTCCCAAGTACTTTCAACTTCTTCAGATGTCCAGTTTGTTTCCCATGCACCCCAATTAACTTCACTAAACCCAGTTTGTTCATCAATACCTAACTGCGCTATTGTATTATCATACTGAGAAGTGTCTTCAGTAACGCTAGCTTCTACTCTCTTTGTATCCATCCAGATATCAGAATCTGGAGAAATTTCCATATCACCAGAGTAATAAACTATTAGAAATGGGTTTACGTTCTCTACTCTTGAGGCGTAAATTTGTTTCAACATTTCTGTTTCAGTATAATCTAAAGTTAAGAGTCTTCCTGTTTTTTTAATATTCTCTCCATCAATATCAGTGACATGATTAATATCTAAAGTTGGATTTGCAGTTGTTCCAATACCAATAAATGATCTTGAACCAACAACTAAGTCAAGACAAGTTGTGTAATGGCCTGGCCTTAGATAACCATTTTTTGCATCAATGCTTGCAGAAAAGTCTGGATGTGCAATTTGATGAGCTGCGTGTTTTTTAAAATTATCTACAAAAAATCCCGATTTAAATCTATTTAATCCGTTAGCATCAGTAATTGTTAGATTTGCTGTGTCAGATTCAAGAAGAGATAATCGTGTATAATATTCAACACTATCAAGTCTTTTCTCAAGCCTTCCAATATCTGACATTGTAAATCGCTTATGATTCGTGCGAATCATTTTAATTTGATTTATGTTATCAACAAATGGAGGCATTGAAATTTTTGCAACCTCTATTGCATCACCAATCGTTTGTGGTTCTTTTGGATCATCTGACGGCACTCCTTGAAGATATACAAAATTACCAGTCTTATCTAAGAATAATCTATCTTTTCTTCCTTGATAATAATTATAAGATACGACTAAAGTTTCATCTGGAACTAAGGGATCTGGAGGATTAGTGCCCGTTGCAAATGATCTTGATGCAAAATCAAATGGAGATATCGTTGATGATGTGTTATACGGAGCAACTCTTGGTCGAATATCAATTAAATCACTTACAGATTCCCCATAACCACGATCAACTGGAATTAACTCCTTAGAATCCACTGGATAACTAGATGCGTTAAAGAAATCACCAGTATCG